AGCGTTGATTGACCCAGCGCCTTTGGTTGCACCTTTGGCCCAGACATCCATTTGGCGCAGTTCTTCAATACTCTTTGGCTCTGCTGAGTCGCAGTAAGCCAGCACCTCATTTTTGCCAATGGACTTAAGAAATTCTGCAATATCTCGATTGGTCATTCCCTTTTTATAGCACAGCTCATTAACATACATTTTGTTGCCCACCTTCGCCACCTCAACAATACCACAAGGATCATTGCTAAATCCAAAGTCAATGCCAATAAATGTATCGTCAAACTCTGGAAATTCTGCCAGTGGAATATATTGCCAACCCTTAAATATTTGGCGATCACTAAACACTGCCCTTTGGCCCTCGCCATAAACAAGCCAATAATCTGGATCACGCTCTCTGATGCGCTCTATTTCCTTGACCAATTCAGATGGCAAAAACTTATTGTCTTTATAGGTTGTAATAAACAAGTCACAATCCTCACGCTCAATAATTTCATCGTAAAGCCAATGCACTGGATCCGATGGGTTAAAGTCAATAATCATTTCCTTAGTTGTTCGCATTGACAATTGACGGAAATCCTCAAAGTGCAGCTCATTTCCCTCATTAATAAAACAAATATCACGCTTTGCCCCTCGTATCTTTTGTGGCTCGTCAGTGCTTAGAAACTCAATGGTATGCCCATTGTATTTAAAAATGTTTTCGCTCTTATTATGCTCGCCTAAATAGTAGATGCCAAGTTTATCAGCGATATTAATAAAGTCCCTCATTACTGAGCGTTTTAACGCTGGCAATGTTTTGCGCACCACTGAAATGGTCAGCGGCTCTTTTGCTGTGGTAATTCTGTAAATTAAATATTGGACAATGGCGTAAGTCTTGCCAGATCGTGTACCGCCTTGGTGTACTTTAATACGCTTTTTAGAATTAAGCGTCTGATAAAACTGGATGTTGCAAAATTCTTTTACTCCTCTTTTGCTGGCGTCCATTCAATAAGTTTTGATTCAATCGAGCCATCCATTTGTATTTCTTGGCGCTCAATATACCCTCTTTTTTTGCCTTTGGTTTTAAGATAAAATATTGTGGCTGTTGTGTTGCCATCTTTTATCTGTTTATGCAATTGACTCTCAGCAAAATCCAATGTCATATTTTGCAATTCATCAACAGCTGCTTTAAATTCTGGATCAGCATTATAATATTTGTAATATGTCGATCTCTGGCAACCAACTAACTTACAAGCGGTTGTTACCACCCCAAGTGATTGCTCCAGCGCCTCAAGCAAATTGTTTTTTAATATGTCCTTTTTTGTAGTCATAATACAAAATTAATTATTTTATTTCATTGCCGCAGTGCGGACAAATATCTTTTGGTTCATGCTCAGTTGTTTCTTCTGGCTCATCTTCAATTGGTGCAAATACTGGTAAGTCTAAACCCCACTCAATTAGCTGGGTTTCATCCCAAGAATTTGCCAATATATCCCAATCCCATTCACCAAACCCTACATTGTCTTTTATTATAAATTCTCGTTTTTGCTGATCAGTCCAATTGTAAGCAATATCAATCCAGACTTCAAAAAGCCCAGCGGCTTTGCACGCTTTTAATCGCATATTACCGCCAAGCACCACCAAATTTTCATCGACCACAATTGGCCGCTTTTCAAGCATATCTGGAAATGCCTTAATTGACTTTACTAACTTTTTAAACTTAGCATCTTTAATGAATCTCGGATTGTCGGGATTCTCTTTAATTGATGCTATGTTTACGAGTTTTTTTATAAAGTGAACAAGCTATAAGTTAAAAGTAAAAGTGTACCAATCACAACAGTGTATAATACAATCATTGCCGATTCTTGATATTGTCTATCATCTTTCATTGTAAAAGTATTTAATTAAAAAATAAATTATAAGGGTTAAGGCAAAGCCATCCACTAAAGCGCTGAGATAATTACTCATAAAAGTTGAAATTTATGCCAAAGACAAACAGCTGAAAGCAAATGGTTTTTACATCACAATCTCGGTTGTCATCGTGATCATTATCAAAATAATCAATACCGAGTGCGCAACCATAAATGGGATAAAAATGTATTTCCAAATTCATTTTTTAAACTTTTTGTAAAAATACAAATATAATTCCCACGCCTTTATCTGCAATTCATAATTTGTGTAAACCTTAGGCGATCTAATGATTTTGCCGTTGTCGTTTATCTCTATTTTAAAGCCATTTTTAACCACTTTGGGATAAATATAAATATTATGCCTAATGCACCAACTCATCGCCTTGTGATGCTCGTCTGTGGTTTCGATGTTAATCCTTTTCAAAATGGTATATTGTTATCTTTAATTACTTCAAAGCGTTTGTTGTTGTGGTCAATGGGTTTATAAACTCCCCCATTGTGAAAATCCGGCGCCACTTCAAAATCACCCAGTTGGCCATTCTCTTTTCGCTTTACCTTCTCAATGTACATCTTTACAACATCTGATTTATAGCTGGATTTTTGTCCAATACAGCGGTAACATATTATGCCGTTGTAAGTCTTATTAAAAAAATCAGCAGATCCAGAAATATCATAAAGCGTTGGTTTTTTGTAAGTGCCTTCAATAGACTCAATTTTTCTTGGGTGCGCCACCAAAAATAAATGCACATTGGTCTGCTGACAAAACTGAGTAATCTGCGACAAGAGTTTGCCAATATAGCTGTAATCTTTTTGGGCTGAATGGTCAAGCATATTCCAAGGATCAATGACGCATATATTAATCCCCTTTTGAAATACCAGCTGTCTGAATGCATCCAATATGCCCTTGAGTGTTAGATTCTCTAAGTCAATTTTAATCCAGTGAAAATGCTCTTGTATAAAATCCTTTGTACTGTTTAAATCATCATTGTTGCAGTTCTTCTCATTAAGTTTGTTGGCAATGCGTTTAATGTGGCCCTCATAAGGATAAGACTCTGGCGAAAACATCGCGCAACGGAATCCGTATTTGGTTGCCATATTAACACAAATCTGATCGACAATATCTGACTTTCCGCTGTTAGGTATTCCGGTAATCACTGACCACTCGCCAAAGGCCATTTTAAAATATTGGTCTGATTCGCCCAATCCTATGCTGTAATTTATGATGCCTTTTTCATTGTAGTTTAATACATTTTGCCAGATGTTTTCAATATTTAAAACACCCTCAAGCGGAAATGACTTGGCGTTATTTATGAACGCTCTAAGCTGTTTTGTACCTTCTGCAAGCAACACCTCGTTAGCATCTTTATAATCGCCAAAATCAACGTATTTGCATTTGTAGGCACCAAATCTTCTGGCCAGTTCATTACGCAACATCAGCCCAGCGTCATCATTATCGGTGCATATTACAATGCTCTTTTTGTCTTTAAAATATTCCCAGCAATTATCTAAATACTCAAGGCGCTGATTTCCTTTGGATGCGCCATTAGGTACTGAGCAAACCGAATAAATACCAGACTCATGTACTGACAAAGCATCCATTTCACCCTCAACAATGTAAATGGTATCTGAGTCTTTGATATTGTCAAGGCCGTAAAATATAAGCTCGGCTCCGGCGGTCATCTTAAAGTTCTTTTCAGAGTCGCGATATTTTACATTGATCAGTTTATTATTTCGGTAATAATTAAAATTAATAACGCGGCGATTCTTTTGCACTTGTGGCATATACTCTAATGACTCGCCTACTTTCCAATGCACTAAGGTCGGCTCTGTAATGCCTCGCGATTCAAAGTATTTCAAAACGCGCTCGCTGACGTTGGCGTTTTCCTTTTCTGGTATTGTATACTCTGGTTTGCTTTTAAATCTGACATTGCCAGACCACCCACAATTATGGCAGTTGTATAATCCCTTGTCGATATTTACCGACAAACTGCGATCTGATTTATTTTTTCTTGTGCTGTGGCATTTGGGACATTTGACTTTGGTTATGCCGGATGTCTGCTTTAGGTTAATGCCCACCTCTGATAATTCTTGTCTGTACATTAGGTCTTGTTTACTGGTCTGGCTAATTTAAAAATTTAATTTCAAAAAAATTGAAATGCATAAAAATATTTTGGCGCGTGCTTTAACTCATAAACCCAGCGCGATTCTTTTTGGATGTTTTGGGTAATAGTTTCTTTTGGTAAATTCAGCTCAATTAGATTATTTCTGTCAATTGATTTAAATTCATAAATGTGGCAACCCTTTTGATCCACAACGCAATAATACTTTTGCTCTGTTTGTTGATCAAGCAATGCATTGTATTTCTTGGTTTCCAAAATCTTGGTCTTGTAAAATTTGCGTCTAAACTTAAACTCAAGCACGCAGCTCTGTCCGTTTAAATCTGTGCCAATGGCATCGTATCTGCAATATTTTTCCTCTGACCACTGAATGTGCCACCCAGACATATTCAGCAAAAATATCAGCTGGTTTTCTAATTTATATATCTCAGCTCTGGTCATATTGTCTGCATTAATTTTTGCAACTCTTGGCCGGTTAATTTTTGCGCCAATATCGTTTGATCCCAATCACCTTGTTTTGTTTTTGCGCCAATACACAAATCACCATTTGGCGTTTTGTATTTATAGAATTTTAAAAGGCCATTGATTTTATTCTTGGCACTCTGCAAATGATTGTCTTGTTGCGCCATAAACCGATCAATATATTTTACGCCATTTTTATCCGTATTGCGCAGTTTTAAAATGCTCAAAAAATTGTTTTGCCAAAAATCATCTTGGCGCATTTTTTTGACCATTAGGTATACCTCACGCAAATCGTATTTGTCAATGCGCTCAATCTTGTCAAGGCAATCCAACCACTTTTCTAATTGCGCCTTGTTCTTTGGTCTGTTACGCTCTGGAAATAACTTCTCGAAATGCACAAATGCCTTTTTTGTGCCATCACTAAAAGATTTTACATTTCGAGGGATATTATTTGTATTTTTAGATTTATTAGTATTTACCGATATAACATTATTAAACGATTTATTAGTATTATCCGATTTATTAGTATTATATATATTATATATATTATTATTATAATCTAACGATTTATTATCGTCTTTAGATTTAACCTGATTACTAAGTTTAAACTCAAACTGATTTAAATCTAAATAAGGCACTGCCAAACAAAAATTGCCTAAATCACCCTCGGATTCATTTAAAGCGTTGTAAGGCACTAAAAAATTTCTTTGGATAAGTTCACCCACCCAGCTATTAAAGTCGCTTAAATCGCATTTAAAATGCCTTAGAATGGCTTTCTGTGATATTTTCTCTGGCTTGTGGCGCGTAAATAGATAGCAATAAAGGCCAATTGCACCCAGTGATAATTCTTTTTGGTCAAATATAGCGGTTGGGATGGCTGCCCAATCTGTCAGTGGATTAGGTTTAAAGATCTTGTTTAATCTCATTAGTCTTGTTTTATTCTGTTAGCTTTTTGATGTGATCACAAAACTCGCGGATTTCTTTGTAATAATGGCAAAAATCTTGCAATGAAATATCCGAGTCATCGAATATCTCCCAAAGAACATCCACCAGTAAATCAAACTCAACGCGCGTCATCGAACCCACATAATGATAATGCACTGGCATATCATTTGAACTGGTTTGAGTCCAGCGCACCTTTTGATTGTGATGATCAAAAAATACATTATTATTTTTCATTTGCAAAGTATTTATCGATTAGGTCAATACACTGCTGGTAATCATTAATCCAAACCGCCTTCCAATTGTTTTGATTTAAATCGTCAAGCCATTTTTTTTGATTGGCCGTTGGTTTGTTCTTCTTATATTTTAATTCAATGGCCAGTCCATTGTAATGCTTATTTGGCGCAAATATCATTAAATCCGGCACTCCAGACTTAGCGCCAAGGTATTTCAATTTAAAGCGCTCAAATGGCGTTCTGCGCCCTTCATTGGGGATGTGCGCCCACAAAACATTAGGATATTGCATTTGCAAATATAAGATTACAGCGTGCTGTAATTTATCCTCTCCAGTTAAATATTTATGAAACGCATTGGCCACAGCTGCAATTTTTACATTGTTCTAATTTACCACGCAATGAATCAACCTCGATGATCAGTTGGTTGTATTTTATTATCAACTCATCCATCGTCATGCGCTTATCCCGATGAGGAAACATCTCATTTTCCAAAAAGGCGCCTTTGATAAAATTATAATTTTCTTTGAATTTAGGAATAAAACGCAAATAAACATCAAATTGTTTTAAGGCGTGCAACAGCGTTGCGTGATTGCGATTCAGTGTTTTAGCGATTGGCACAATCGACATATTGGTGTATTCCACACACAATTTAAAATATATCGCTCTGGCTTGCACATAATTAATTGTGCGTTTTTGCCTTGCGATGTCTATTCTATAGACTTGTTGCACAAAGTTTTTTATCCTCTCGTGGGTTTCCATTTGTACCGTTTTGTTTACTTAACGATTCGATTCTCGAACTCTTATAAAATTTTACTGCCATCATCAGCAAACTCATTCCAGATGTGATCGCGCACAATGCCAGTGGTCATATACAACTCATAATCTGAAAACGCTTTTTTCCAAGCATTACGCCCAGCCTCAAGCATCTCATCGCTTAGTGTATAGACCTCAATGCTAAATGGATAGTTGGTTTCAACGGCAATAAATTTAAAATTATTAATGCCCAACATATCCATATAAAATGCCGCTTGCAGATGATACCCATATTTGTAAATGTCACGCCTAAATGCAAATGGTGCATTGTCTTGGCAAGTCTTAACATCTGAGATGTAATCCTCAACCACATTTAAACAATCGGGCCGCACCCTTACATCCAGATCATTGTGCTTGGTGTAATGCGACAACTCAATGACGCCCTTGCAATATTTTTGTGCCAAATCATTATTGCGATAATTGTCAAGGATGGCCTCAATCTTATCGTAATCCTCTGGCGTAAGCAAGAGTTTGTCTCCGGCCTTTTTTTGCTCAATGGCATAAGCGGCCTTGCCCTCTTTTGTTCTGCGGTCAATCTTTGGCATTATGTGATACTGGTCAAAGAATGTATCTGGCTCCAATATGGCCGCGTGTACCGCTGATCCAAATGCCATTGCAGCTGACTCAAAAGGCCTCTGTTTTAAATAATGGTATACTGACTTCTTGTAAATTAACTTTAACCCAGAGGCGCTAATCCCAGCGCTTGAGTGATACACCTCGTTTGAATCTTGTCTTTTAATCATTGCTCATTAGATTTTTAAGGCGCTCGATAATGGCGCCATTGACTTTATCGGTCAAATTAATGTTTAACTCGTGGCTGTCCAAAATGGCCTTCATTATCTTTTGGATTTCCTCATCTCGATGATCAACGCCTTTGCGTTCTGCGGCCAACTGATTGCGCAGTGATTCATTCTGCGCTTGCAGTGATCTGATTTGCTTTTGCAATAATGCAATTAAGTCTTGGTTTGTACTCATATCCTTAGAATAAAATTTTACAAAATTGGGCCAATAAATATCCAGCGGTCAAGCCAAAAAACGCCCATTGAATGTGTTTAAATAATTTGCCAAGTGTTTTCATATAGGTAAAGATTAGGGCCGCATGACGCGGCCCGGTTAATTAAATATAATTTACACCAAAGCAATAATCTCCTTTGATGTTATAATGCTCTTGAATTTTCTCTTGCGCCATTAATGCCTCTTGCTCTGTGGTAAAATATATGCAATGATAAAAGTTATCGCCATTTATAATATCAAGGCGATATGATGTGCCTTGAGGATTGGTCATTAATCTCGTTTTAAAGTAATTTGTTGTTTTCAAAAGTGTAAAGTTTATGGGCCTCGCAAGAGGCCCGGTTAATTTATTTATTTAAACAAGTTAAAAAGGTATCATTTCGCAATACCTCTTTAATCATTATTCCAATTTCTTCATTAGAAAATCCAGCGAAAGTGATTTCACAAATAATGTCTTGTAAAGTCCAATTATTGCTCTTTGCAAAATTGTAAGTTTCTTGTAAAAAATTTAAAAGTTCAGTTTTCATAATCTTATGCGTTGCTCGCCAGCGTTAATTATTAATGTTTACATTGGCTAAATTAAAAATATTTTTTCAATTAGCAAACATTTATTTAATTTTTTTTAAAAAAAAATGCGGATCATTTCTGAACCGCACTTTTCTTACTATGAAAAAAAACCACTAAAATGGCATATCCTCAGTTGGCTTTACATAAGGATCTGATAATTTTAAACTTAAAAATTTACCACCCTTGCCATCTTTAAGCCAAGCTGCAATCTGCTGATCTTTGCCATCTTGCAATCTAATCGTTCCAGTATAATCTGGATGGCTCTCCGATGTTTTGTTTTGGTTTTTAAATAAATTACCATTTCCGTTTTTGTGTTCGTAACTCATTGTTCTTGGTTTTAAATATTAAACTTCTGATTAATCTGTTGGCGGTATTCCTTTTTCATTTTAAAGGATGCCAATACTTTTTTCGCTTGCTCAGATGTGCCTTTCATTGTGGCGTTAAATTGCGCCTCTGTAAGCCAACTTTTTGCATCTTTGGTATCTTGGTTTTGCACTGCTGTTTGTACCTCATTAGCGCTTGCAATAGATACATCAATACCGATGCCTAAATAACCCAGTGCGCGGCCCAATGCTGATGTAAAACCATTTTCTAAAAATGATGTCTTATTGATGTAACTGCTGTCTCGATACTCTTGCGAATGTGCCGAGGCAATGATTGTGCCATTGGCATCGCAGATCGTTACTTTAAAGATGCCCTCGGTTTCACTTACCTCGATGACATCCTCGTGAATTTGCCACATCTTAAATTCATCGTTGGATCTAAAATGCAACAAACGCTCATTGACCGGGATATAATCCTTGCCTTTGATATTAATTGTTTTCATTGTATTGGATTTTAAAATTGAACATATCGTTTAAACTTGACATATTAAACCCATTGTCCAGCAATATGGACAACTCGTTAATTGTAAAGTTCTGCGGATTCTGTAATCTGGATTTTAGCGTTGGCATCGTGCAATCAAGAATTTTACACACTTCATAACGCTTTAAGCCAAGGCGTTTCATCTCGCCTTTGAAGAAATTTTCAAACATTGTTCTCTTGTTTAATTTATGCAAATTTAAAAAATATATTTTTAAAAATGCCAGAAAACGAGATTATTTTTTGAATTGGTTGGTTTCAACAGCCAACTGATCGCTGTCGATATTGGGCAAGTGCATATTGACTTTGTAGGCGTTTCGCTTTAGACTAACTTTCATTGAATCAATGTAACAACTATCGGGCAACTGCATTACGGATGTGCCAAAATTAATCCACAAGCGATTCAGCAGCGAAATGGGTTTATAGTGATTATTTTTAATTGTACCCTCATATCGATGCATTGGCGTTCTGAAATCATTCATTATCTCGCGATTAATAACTTGCGAC